TTAACTAAACCACTTCTTACAATATCTTCAATTCCAAATTGAACTACTTTGAAGGAATGGTCCATCCTTTTTAATACATTAATAAAATCTCCAAGACCGGATGTATCATTCCTATTTCTTGAAGTGGCAAGGTCATCTTGCGCTGTGTCACCACAGAATATGATTCTTGATGTTTCACCAACTCTTGTTATGATACTATCAAGTTCATGATAGGTCATACTCTGACATTCATCAACAATGATAATAGAATTATCAAATGTAAGTCCACGAACGAACGATGATGTCATAAATTTGACTGAGTGTTTTTGTTTTAAAATCTCCCATGCGTCTCCTCGGCCAAATAAGTTGTTTACAATATCAGCATAAGGTACTGAATAGACGGCTTCTTTTTGAGCCTGGGTACCTGGCATAAAACCTTGTTCCCTTGTCTGAACTGCTGAACGGACAATTATAACTTGGTCATAATTATCATCATTTAAAATGTCACTCAAACCAAGATATAATCCACACATTGTTTTTCCTGTGCCTGCCGTTCCGATAGCAGCAATATTATATCCAGCACGATAGCTGTCGAACATATCCTCTTGAGTCGTTGTCATTGGGGAAATATTTCTCATTGAGAATTTTGTATCTAAAGTCCCTTTTTGTTTCCTCTTCAATAACCTTTTCTCTTTCGGTGATAAACGACGCTGTCTTGACATATATAATCTCCTTTTGCATCAACTATGGAGATAATGTATATTATTTCCAGTCGTTGATTTTGTTTCCTGTGTATGATTTATTTTTTTTCATAGATGTAAGCAAATCACGAAAACCTTGGTCCGGTTTCATACGGCCCAAGCGTGCGCTATCAATCAAAGTTGACGCACTAGAAATTATTTGTTTTAAATGGGGATTTTCTTTTAGATAATCTTCGCGAGCAGAGAGCTTGAGAAACTTCTCGAATTGCTCGCCTGTTTTTGTATCTTCAAACGTATATGTAGGCATTTAATATCCAATCCAAACTTGCATAATTGTATTTATACAATTTCTTCGTAGATTTCCTTCCAAAGCCTAACTTTTGGTATGTCAGGATGGTTGTAATCATCGTTGAAATCGTGAGCGATTAAATAAGGTCTCAGACCTAGATTCAAGCCACACTCTGCATTTTCAGGTTTATCTTCAACCCAAATACAACCACTATCTTTGTAAGGAGCCAATCCATCATCCTTATCAGCTCCGCAGTCAAGGCAGACGACTTTCTCAAAAACTCCTTTTCCGAACAGAGTTTCAAGATTGTGTTCTCTCAGCTTACCGGCATAGTAATCAGTACTGAGACTAGTAATACAATGAAACACATAACCTTCGTCATGTAATTTTTTAACATATTTGATTGCATCTCTTAGACCGGGTAGAAACCCAATTCTTGCAGATTCGTTGAACTGTCTGATTAACGACTTTGCTTCGGCCTTTGTAATACCGAAAGTTTCAGCAACCTCGTAGGCTCCATGAACTTTCATAATATAACCTTTTTCGGCCATCCAACCGTAGAAGGCGTATTTCCAATCAAGGAGAACACCATCACAGTCAACAAGTATTAATTTTTCAGCTCGATAGTTCATTTTTGTCATTTCTTTTTCCATTTCAGATTATATTATAACAAAGAAACGACTGAATGTCAATAGTTTTATGAAAGAAAATTTCGTTTTTCCGTCAACTTTTGTTTTCGAGTATTTCTCGTTTTTTGCTTATTTTTGTTGCGTTTACTATCAACTTTTCTGTATTCATTCCAATCGGAATTATTAGCGCTTTGCTTTTCGCGCCTAGCCATGTTAATTTCCTTTTACTTAAATCCGAGTTCCGGGAGGGCTGTTTCGAAGAGTCCGGGAAATGCTGTTTCAACCGTCTTTCTTGTAAGTCCTTTAACTGGAGTATGAGAAATCATATTCTCTGATAACAATTTTGCATCTCCTGGGTATAGGTCTTCAAGCAGTTGAATGAACAACGCTTCACGTCTCATTTGGTTGAGGTTGTCATAACCACCACCTTTAAAGAAAATTCTTAAACGTCTTGCTTCTCGATACAACATAGTATCAAGGTCAATTAAATTATTTTCTTTATATGGGGGTTTACTGTCAGGTACCATGAATTCAATATCTTCATCATAAATCAAACGAAGAACTCCTTTCAATGGCACTGAGGCATATTTTTGTAAAAAGGCAACTTTGTCTTTTACACTTTTTTGTTTTACTGCTCCGTCAATGACGTCGCATACTGCATCTCTAATCATAATTAAAAATCCTGTAAGTCTCCAATCAAGTTTTTCAACTTTTTCTTTACGAAGTAGTTAAACAAATGAGATCGTCCAACTTCTTCTTGGTTATTATATTCATTCAGTATAATATCTTTATACTGCTGAGGAATCTGAGATAGGTCAATCATTTGTTTATTACGATTGAACCTTAATCTTGTTTCCTCGTCCATGTTTTCAGGAGTGTTGGTGAATACTTCAATTCTTTTCTTTGTCATTGGCTTTTGGCGGTCACCAATAGCAAGACAATTATCAGCACTAAGAATATTTGGAATACCGTCACCTACATCACCTTTTAATACATGTTCCTGTAAATATTTATTAGGATCCGCATGACGAATCCATTTCTTTAAAACTGGATTATACTGGTCAACATTTGCATATTTGTGCAATTGAATAAAATCCTTATCTCCTGAAAGAATCAGAATTTTTTCTGCGCCTGTATTTAATTCAGTTCCAAACTCTTCAACCAATACGGCAATAACATCGTCTGCCTCACATCGGTCAATGTACATTACTTTATACGGAAAGAATTCTTCGATCTCTCTGCGTATTTCATGAATCACATCAAACAACATGTTCCAATCCATATCAGATTCATCTCGATTCTTTTTACGATTTGCTTTATAGTATGGAAAATAATCTTTTCTCCATACATTAGTATTATCGCAACATAAAACAATTTCTCCGTATTCACCAGAAAACTTTTTACGATTGAATCTAATAGAGTTTAAGAACATATGACGAAGAAGATTTTCATCAAGTTCGACATTTGTGTGATTACCAATACCTGCGAACAAAGACGCAAGCATAACTTGGTTATAGTCAACTAATATCATAATTTATATCCAATTTACATTAATTTGTATATTTTAATCCAAATCTTCGTCAATGTCAATAGTTTCTTTAGATTTTTTTCTAATCATACCACCAGCAAATACTCCTGGGTCCGTATTGTCCATAATTAAAACATTGCTATTGGCATATTCTTGTAATTGGTGTTTTTCATTCATTGTGAGCAAATGTAATGATTTGATAGATTCAAAGATAAGTACCATACTAGGAAAGTACTTTTCCATATCAGAATCAAAATCACAACCTGCTCGAGCCATCTCCCCTAATACATTCTCCCAAATAATTTCTGCAAGTTCGGTAGAATAACTATCTTTGTAATCTTTAATTTTTTGACGAACTTGATCCTCATTGATTGGAGGATTAGAATGTATAGCCGGAAATTGTAATAAGTTATCTGGCTTATTTTTGGTAGGCATCTCCAATGTTCCTTAAAAGAGTGTTCCACATTGTGGAGAAAGAGGCAATTGAATTTCTTGCCAAGTTAAACCTGTCTGAAAAAGTAAATCCATGAAAATAGTTTGGATCATTTTTCATTTGAGTTAATATTTGTCTTGTTATGGCAAAAGCATAATTTGCATGATGATTCATATCTTCGTTCCAATCATACATAATGGTTGCATTTGCTGCAGTTTCTGGTAATGCTCCGTAATTAGGATGAATACAAATCATTTGTGATTTAATTGCTTCAAGCAACGCAATACAAGATGTTTCTTTCCATATATTAGGATATAGGAAAATATGAGACTTATCTAATGCTTCTAAAACTTCTTCATTAGATTTAACTCCATGATATGTCATTTTATCATGGTCTTCAATTCTTTTAAACAATTCTTTATATGCTTCGTTACGTTGTTCCCAACCATAAATTTCAAATCCTGAAAATACATCAAGATGAATATTATCAAATTCTTTTGCTAATGTTTCAAATACAGGAACAAGTAATTCCAATCCACGATGCGGAGTGGTATGATATACAAAACGAATGGTTTCCATATCTTTTTCTTTTGGGTCATATTTCTTTTCAACCGCATTATGAATAACTGAACATTTAGAATATGGAATTCCGTATCTTACAACGTATTGATCTCTTTGCCATGCAGATACAAATACAAAATGATGGAACTTATTCCAGCCACCATCTTTTAAGATTTGATTTTCCGGATCTTCTGCCAAATCATGACACCAAAGAATGTTTGGTACATCATTATATAATTCTCTAGGTCTTGATAAATGTACTGCTACCTTTTCAAGTACTTCTTTATCAATATTATCAATTAAGCGTTGTCTCATCATTTCAGTTCCGCCTTTTGCATTGGCAGATTGTTCTGAGTTAATTACTTCACCTTTATAAACACAACTCATTATAATTCTCCATAAATTTTATGTGATTCTCGTTCATTATCAAATATACCATCAAGTGATAACCATTGACCTTTCTTTTCCCACCATCCATCAAGGAACTCATACGAATAGAAAGCTGAACTTGCTTGTTCGTTATAATAATATATATTCTTCGATCTAAAGTCTGTGACATTATGATTGAATAAAGGAAAGGTTATAACCAATCCAAATCCATGCAATATATTATTTTCTGTTGTTATCGGGCTACCTAACGGCATACGATAATTGATTCTACTTGGATCTTCTCCAAAATAATATTCTACTAATTTTTTTGCATATTCTCTTTTGATTGCATATGCTTGTAAACCGTGGTCCCAGAGTTCTCTTTTTCTAGGAACCATCGGAATGTATTCGTTTTGAAAATCATAAGGATATTCAAAAACATTACACATATGTAATGCTCCCCAATCCCATTGATTACATCTTTCAATATAATCTTCTAATGTGAAGTTCCAATATTGAACTGTCTCGTAATCTAAATCGTCTTCAAAGAACAAACCATATTCTTCGTCCGTATTTTCATACCACCATTTAATTGTAAGAAGATGGGACGATGTGACACCTTTTGTTGTTTGCTCAATTGCTGTTTGGTCACCTACGAAAGAAATACTTTTTCCTTCTTCATAACGATCGTACCGATGAATCTTTATATTGTTAACACCGTGCCTTTCAAATTCTGATGTTGTCCAGCTTGCTCGGTCAGTACACTCTTTAAGATTGATTATGTTCGGTATCGGTAGATTCTGTAATTTGTCCGTCAGTGCTATCAAGTTTAAACTCTTCATTAAGTTCATTGTAAATCTCAATAAGGGTTGCGTGGAAATTCCTTACTGCGCCATTGTTATGTACTCTATAAGTTCTTATATCCATTTCTTCATTAAGTACATATGCTTTATCAATCTTGGTCTCAAAATTGATACAATATTCTTTAACTAAATTACCATTGAAATATCTACGACTATCTGTAGAATAATCAAATCCTTCTCTTGTAAGTTGAACAATAATAATGTTCTCTGCTCCGACTTTTTCAATCAAAGGTTCAAGTTCTTCAACAAAACCGCCATCAGCGATTGCATAATGTTTACCTTCTTCAACTTCTTCGGCAACTAACTTACCGAAATAATCCAATCCTTCCTTTGGTTTAATAATGTCTTCGGATACATGAATCATTGCCTCTCTACGAGACATCATATTTAAAGCAACTTCTTTCTTTTCTTTACTTTCTCTGTTTTCATAACCTTGCATAAACCATCTTTCATCAACATTAAAGTGTTTTACTGTTTCTTTAAATAGTTGATATTTGAAAGACAGGTTTCCAAAACCAAACATTTCTTTATAGAGGCTTGCTGCTTCATCTTTCCCAGAAGCCGGGGGTCCGTTAAATATTACTATCATCTGTTATACCGTTTTCTTGATAGAATCCATACTTACAAATATAATAGGCATCTACGATATCAGTAATTGGATTCCATGATTTGTTTATTATACCACATTTTTCGCGAATGTCAATAGAAACTTCTTCCTCAAACGCTTCAATCATTCTTTCTTTATTTGCGTTTCCTTTACCACTTGCGAACTTCTTAATCACTGTTGGTGCAAATACTCCAAACTTTCTTTCTTGTTCATAAAGCTTGTGTTTAAATAAACCTGCATTTTCTGCGATTTGAAATACTCGTCCTACTGCACCAAATGCGTATCCTTCAATTCCAACAAAGTCAGCATCAAGTACTTTCTCTAAAGACCAAGAACCTAACATATCATATCGTTCCTGGTCGCTTGTCCAATTGTCAGGATACATTGTTGCTACGTATTGACCTTTTTCACCTTGTAGCAACTTCTTTTGTTTTACGTAATAATAAAACGTGCAATTTTCATATTTCCATTCATCACCAACATGAACACAAATAGCAGGACTTGATAAACTATAGTCCACTCCTGCGAATTTCATAATGTACTCCATAATTTAATTATAGAGTTATTTATTCATTTCAGCTCTATAGAAAACAGGACTGCCTATAGTACCAACTTGTTGTAATGTTGGAGCCCAATATGGTTCAATCCAATCAGCGTGATAATGTGTTGCTCCTTCAGTTAAACCGCGATACCTTCCATCGTTTATTATCTGAACTGATATTAAAACAGCTTCTCTCCACGAATCGGAATCATAAGGATCATCTGATTTTCCATCACAATACCAACTAAACTGACATTGGTTTCTAATAGGTACAAGCACATTAGGGTCCTTCCAAGAACGTTTGTGTTTACCCTGATATATAACATCACATACAGTAGAAGGGTATCTAGTGTCATATACACGATTTAAGACAACATCAGCAACAGCAAACTTGCCTGCTAGGTTATCGGATCTTGCTTCATGATATACATTAAGTGCCATACAATGTTCAGCACGAGTTAAAACGTAATCAACCTCAAGCTGAATTGGTTCTGCCTGAGGTTGTGCGTTTATTACAAAAAGAGGAGAGACAAAAGTCAATCCTATCAAAAATATAATTAAAGAGGTTCTCATGTACTTCGGCAGTAATGGTCATATAACGCTTGTCCTTTTAGCTCTTTGCCAAAAGTACGAAGAAGTTTTCCGTCTTGTGTCCTTTTAATTAAACCACAATTATATTCTACGTCAGTAACCATTTTTCCATTCTCTGTATCTTCAGGATGGTCGTCATACCACATAGAATCAAAAGAATGTACATGTAAAGACTTGACTTGCATTGCCCAATCTTCAGCTTCTAACAAAGTTTTCTGTTTTTCGACCACGTCATCATATTGCGTCATAGTTTTTCTCCCGGAGTGAAACCCCTAAATGTTTTAAATCTTGGAAATCTTAAACTGTATTCGTCTTCGGAATCTTGACTTATTGTAATGGCATCAGCTCTTACTTCAACTAATTGACCAACCACAGAGTCAAGGTTATTCCAAATATCATCCCGCATATCATCGCTGAGACCTGTGCCAACATTAACCTTGATAAACTTACCTTCATCGGTACCTTCACAGACAAGTGCTCCTGTGCTTCCTTCATTTTTTCCTGTTCCTTCTTCAACATCGGTGACTTTAAGTGTTACTTCAATATAAGGTTTCATTTTCAACCAACCATAGCTTCGTTTACATTCGTAAGCTCCACCTATAGGTTTAACCATAATACCTTCATAACCGTTTTCAATTGCTTCATTATTAATTTCTTTAAACTTATCAGCATCATCTTCGATGTTCAAAGTATAATATTTTAATAAACGAATACAATCTTCAAAATACTCGGATTCTGAAAATCCTTTTAATAAGGACTTTCTTTTATCGAGAGGTAAGGTACTTCCTCCTGTCATAAATTCGTCAAGAGGTAGGAAATCAAATAATGCAAAATACGCATCTTCAGTTTGAGCACCTTCTTTCCTATGTACTTGTTTCATTAATGATTGAAAATCTTCTGACATAACTTCACCGTCAAAAACTAGATTATCAAACATCTTCTTACTGAATGCTTTTTCAATATGTGGGAAGTTTGTTAATTGTTTTCCATTACGAGAGTAAATAGTAGCATTGCCATTCTTAACAATTACAATTGCCCTAACACCGTCGTACTTATATTCAACAACAACATCTCCTGTAATCCTTTTAGGATTGTTATCACCACTATGAGCAAGCATACATTTGAACACAGGAATAGTTCCTGGCTTTGCCTTATTGACTGTACTTACAGAGAAACCTGCTCTAAAGTCTTTAATTAAGATTCTACGATACCAATCGTTCCATTGTTCTTGTGTTGCTTTTGCCATTAATACAAGGATTGCATCTCGAGCAGCATTTCCTGTTAATGTTCTGTTCTCAAGTTTAGAAGCAACAGCAACAAAATCTTCAGGAGTAATACCTTCTCCTGTAGGATCTTTCTTTTCAGGAACTTGAGCAACACCGAAGGTCACCATATTATCAAGAGCAAGTTGTAAACCTGCTACGAACTCCGGATTATCAACATTAGCTCTGATAACATCTTCTTTAAAAAGTTTACTATTGTCAGATTCTAATTGTTGTATAATTTTCCAAGGTTCAGTCATTCGATTCATCTTCTCCGTAACGACCACGATCTTCGTTGCCGTCATAATTTAATTCAGTCATTGCCTTTTGTTTCATCTTTTGATTTTTAAGGTGAGGGTATCTTGTATATGCAGGGTGTGCAAATTCAGAACTTAATTCTGTATCTTCATCGACATCAGCATATCCATACCAATTAGCTCTTTCACCATTGAACTCTTCGGCATGAGCTTCTTTTGATTTTTTCTTTCCGAAGATACGATCCCAACCATCATCATACGCCTTATTAGGCGCTTTGCTTGTTA